GGTGAAACAATAGAAATACCTATTGAATTGCTTTCAACCGGCAGTCATTATAAAATCGAATGTAAATGTGATAACTGTGGTAAAACTAAAGAGGTGATTTTCAAAAACTACATCAAATACGACAACAGATGGGGGGAATATTATTGTAGGAAATGTTCCGAACACAAAAGGAAAGCTACACTGAAAGAAAATTGGGGTGTCGAATATCCTATCCAAAATAAAGAAATCAGAAAAAAGATTGAAAAAACTATGATTCAAAAGTTTGGAGTAAATAACCCATCAAAATCCAAGGAGATTCTTTCAAGAAAGTTGTCTAGTTAAAACTCAAATTCTCCACTTCCACCACCAGCTTCTTCTCCACCACCTCCTCCACCTGCTTCAGGTGTAGTCTGAGCCCCTGCTTCGGGAGCTGCCTGAGCCCCAGTCTGTGCACCTACTTGAGCACCCGCCTGTGCACCACCAGCCTCCATTCCACCGCCTTCAGCACCACCTTCCATTCCACCACCTTCACCAGCAGCGGCAGCACCACCTCCCTTAGCGGATTTAATCCAATAAGCCTTATTCTCCTCAACCTCCTCTTGGGTGAGTTTGAGGACCTTATCAACTAAGTAATCGATGTGAAAATATGGCTGACCATCTGCAGTTTGAATACCAAGCAATGTTGAGAGTAGACCGGCACGTTTTTCCAAGTTCCCTAACTTTTTCCACTCCTCAAATAATTGGTTAGAAACAAAGTTAATATCAACTTGGTTCAAGAAAATCTCATCATCTTTTAGTTCTGGAAACTCCATACACATTTGTAGACGGAGTGGCTTAACAATGAGTTCTTTATAGTTAGCTCTTAATCTGTTGATAAAGTTATTAAACTTAACCTCATCTCTTGTCATGGAAGCAGCGTCATCAAACACAGTTCCACCACCATTCTCTTTATCAAATCTTTGGAAAGGTATTTTGGAAGCCCTCTTCAAAGCATTGAAAAACCAAGTCAACATATCATTTTCATTAAGATTGTGACCTTCTGGACTTATCAACTCCATAGCTGGTGTACCAGCGTCCCCTTCTGGGAACCATATCTGTTTATTATAAGGTAAATGTTTTCTACCATTTATAGTCACTGTACCCATGGTGTCATCCCAGTCGATCTCCTCCGAATAATCAGCAATCAACTGACCTATTTGTTCTTCAGCACGTTGTCTTGGAAGACCCTTGATAGGTATAGTAAACTTTTGATAAATTGTGGCATTGATAATATTAAACATTATCCTCGTTTGCTCCAATATCTTTAATTGATTATAAGGTCTTATCAAACCTTCGATATAGGATGTTTCGGAAAAATCTTGTTGTGCTGAATATGAAATAAAAACTATTTGAGAATCTAAGAAAATTCTTCTCAATTGTGGGTCTTCAGGGTACTGAATCCATAAGTTTCCAATAGCTGGTTCATAAGCCGGAACTAATGTCTCAGGTCTAAGTCTATTAAAATAAATAATATTTTTCTTTTTATCATCCCAAACAATTTCAATAGCAACATAACCATCGATTAGATAATCTCTCATCATATTCCATGCAGTGATGTTATCATTAAAACCAAACTTATTATAGATAACTTCAAAAAACTCTTGATATTTATCCCTAACGTCTTGCGGAAAATCATTACTTAGAGGTTCTGGAGAACAAAAATCTTTTTCATCATTAAAAATGATGGACTCATCAGCAACTGCTGATACAAAATCTCTGATTTCATCTTTAATTGAATATTCTCTTAATATTCTTCTTTTATCAGCATATGAACGGTCAAGATATGGTATTGATTTCTTATTTAGAACAGAAGCAACCGCTTTCTGTGAAAAGAAATCATACATTGAATTATTTTTCTGAGCAAATGGGTCTTCGTTCATACCAACACCCACAGTATTTCTCAGAATCATATCATCATACCTCATGCCAAAATTAGATAATTGGCGGAGCAGTCTATTAAATATACCTTTGTTTTCTACAGAGGATGATATATTAGCTTGATTTTGCTGTTGATTATTCAGTGGGTTATAGGATGGCATCCAAAAATTTATTATTTATTATTATATGGATATATATTAACTTTGTCGTCCATACTTTTCTATACTAGCCTTTACTCGTTTTATGTGCCCTTTTAGAACATCATACTTGTTGGATATCTCCTCTGATGTCTCATAAAAATCTTTCAATAAAAATTGGGAAATCTCAGCATCTCTTTTATCTTTATTGATAAGTTTAGCTTTCCAAATAAAATAAAGTTTTTTTGCATCATATTTGTTTTTGGGATAGCCAGAATAGAGAAATCTTGGGACTGAATTCATTTCAATTTTATGACAGAGTTTAATTTGAGATAAATTATACTCACATATCGAATATTCAAATGAGTATTTTCTCAATATCTCATAGGTTGCTTTCATGTCAACTTTTAATGGAGTGTCTTTCTCAAAATTCACATCATTAAGAACATTATCAAAAACACTTGTTCTAACTTCAAGAGGAACAAAATTCAAATTAATAGCAAAAACTATTTGTAAATTTTCGAATTTTTTCACAGTGATAACAAAAACTGGAGACCATTTCATCCAATTAGAATCATCCATATAATGAAAAAAGTAAAATCTACCAGCTTGGATTTTAGATAAAGGAACCGCATCTACCTCCTTGTCGGATTTTCTATATTTTTCATAAAAGTAAAGAGAATTTTTCTTGTAAGCATCTGCTACACCATCACCATTTACCAGAACACTTAATTTAACTCTTTCAAGTAAGTCACCCATAATGAATATATATTCAAATTCGAAAAACCTTTATGATCAACAGCGCTCCTAAACAAAGCAAAAAGTACAGACAGGGACTATATACACCCAATAATAGAGAAAAAGTGATAAAACTGAATAGTCAGGGTGGTTTATTTTATAGGTCTGGACTCGAACAAAAAATGATGATTTATTTGGATATGAATGAAAACATCATTCACTGGGGCGCTGAGCATTTGAGAATTCCTTATACAAAGACTGAATGGGTTTCAGAATTGCAAAGTTTCAAAACTAGTGAACATAGTTACTACCCAGACTTTTATTATGAACTAAAAAGACAAGATGGTACATTATCTAGAGTCGTTGCCGAGGTTAAACCACACTCTGAAACAAATCCTCCTAAATTGTCCGACAATCCAACCGCCAAACAATTAAAAAACTTTGAATATGCGTTGAAAATGTATAACAAAAACCTGAGTAAATGGAAATCAATGATTGAATATTGTGAAAGAAAAGGATTCGAGTTTATAATAATCACCGAACAACATTTGAATAGATAATCAAATGGAGTGTAATCCCTGACCATCATTTGAACTTTCGATTGAAATTAATCTTATTTGATGGTCACTATCACCCTTTTTCTTATATAGCTCATTAAAACCCTTAGCCAATCCCCTTTTGAAAACTTCTGTAAAATAAGCAAATGCATTTTCAGATTTTTCCTCGTTGAAATTGTACCAGTTTGAAAACATATCCAATAGACCAGATTGATAACAATCCATTCTATCGTCATTATTATAGTAGCGCATTTTTTTAATAGTTCTTTTAGCAAGAACCTCCAACATTAATTTGGATTTGTAAGTGAGTTTGCCTTGAGCTTTGGAAATTATTATTTCCATGTAAAGGTCTTTATTATGAAGGTAAATAGTACAAAGATTATTTTTATATAGAGGTTTATATATTAATGAAAATTAAAGTTTTGTTATTAAATAAAAAAAACCAGATTTCTCTGGTTTTTTTTAAATTTAAATAAATATTATTATATTAAAGTCTTTCTTTTTCTCTTTCATTATATTGTAGTTCTCTAATAGCTAATAATTCTTCTTCTAATGTATCTTTTCTTTTTCTAAGATTTCCCAATGCTATCGATAAAGTATTTGATTCACCAATCATTTTGATAGAACCTTCAATTTTACCAATGTTCAAATCAACATCCTCTAACTTTAAAGTAATTTCTCTTTCTTTATCTTCTAATTTTCTCTTTGTTACAAGTTCTTTACTTAAATTACTTTCATAAAAATAAGTAAGGTCATAGTTCATTTCATTTCTAACTTCATTAACTAACTCCAAAGCACTTTCATATTTAAAGAACGAATTGCCATATCTTTCATCACATCTGTATAAATAGATTGCATTTTTATAGTTAAATGCAAAAACCTCCAAGTGTGGATTAATTAAGTTAGAAACTCTTTTAACCACATCCATTTCAACAAATTTATTTAAGTTATGGGAAGTTTCGAGTAAAATTGGATAAAAATTCTTATTTACAATAGGGATGATTGGCGAAGCAAATAAACTTTCGAGAGTAGTTTCTTTGTTCATTTCATCATCATTAATAAAAATAACTCCTTTTTTCTCAGTGGAAAGTCCGATAGTCAAACTTTCAGAAATTCTAAAATTGATTCTATCTTCACATAGAGTAGCAAATCTCATACCAATTTCAAGATTTCTTAATGTTCTTAACTTATCTTGGTCCTGTACGTGATTTTCTAATAAAGTTTTTTCAATATTATTTTCAGTTAAGATAAACCAAGCATCTCTAACATGACAAAGGTATCCA